CCCTGAACCCATGCGGCGGCCGGCAGTTGCTTGGCGGCCTTCAGCAACTCTTTCTGGCACGCCTTGCGCTGCGTCTCGGTGAAGTCGCGCGCGGCGAAGTAGCGGGCGCGCGTGGCGATGACGGCGGCCTCGTCAGCGTCCGTCACCTTCGGGAACTTGCCATCCGGCAGCGGTTCACCGGCCGCACGCATCCGGGCGACGGCGAACCATCGTTCCTCTGCCTTGATGCGTCGCGTCCAGTCGCCAACGCTGCGCTGGATGCCGCGATGCTCGCGGTGCAATGACCGGATGATGTGGATGAGGGCGGGGTCGGCGGCCACGTGCTGGTAGGCGCCGATTAACTGGCCTTCCCCGCCCTCGCGCGCGGCAGGCACCTCCAGGGTGTCCCGTTCTGATTGGCCGCGCGTGTGTTCGGTGCCGACAGCTTGTCGAAGGGTGGTATGCGCCAAATGGTCGGCACCGCGACCGTCGCCGGCCGCATCTGTGGGGGAAGGCGCGCATCTATCGGGCGCCAGCGCAGAAATGGCCTTCCCCCGCCGGCTTGCGCCGGCATTTGTGGAGTGCGCGCGTTCGCGCTGGCCTTGCGGCGTCGGCTGATTGGCGCACTCCGCCGCCTTGTCGGCGGCAACTGTCGCGTCGGGCACTTCCAGATTGGGCGCCTGAAGCGGCTTGGCCCGACGCGCCCGCTTCGCAGCGGGAATAAACGGAGAGGCGCCGCTGAGATGGCCTTGCGGCAACACGGGCTTGGCCTCTCCGGCGGGCTCGGCGCCCGCAATGGTGGACGGGGCAGACGGCAAATGGCCCAAAGGCACGCTATCAATGGCCCCGTCCGCAGGCTTAACGCCTGCATGAGTGGAGTGCGCGCCAGTTGGTTGGCCTTGCGGCATCGTTCCAGTAGCGCACTCCGCCGGCTTGCCGCCGGCAATGGTGGACGGGGCACCTCCATTCAGGCCCGTAGGCAACCGCCCATCGGCCCCGTCCGCGACGCTCTCGCGCCGCATCTCGTCACGCAGCATTGCCAGCCTCCGCGATAATCGCGGCGACCTCGGCCGCTGTCAGACCCTCGCGCACCAGCCGCGCGCCGCTCGCGCGCAGCCGAGCCGCTAGCGCGTCATATTGCGCCGCGCGCTTCTGCTCGCCCGCCGCCGCTTGCCGGTGATATTCAGCCGCAGCCGCAAGCGCCTTTTCGTCAGCATCGCCGAGCCGAACGCCAGACACCGGCAACGGCCAGCCGTAGTAATCCGCACGCGCTACCGCAGCGGCGGCAGCGTGCGGCGGCAGCGTAAACCGCTCCCGCACATCACGGCGCGCCTGGCGCTCAAGCTGCATCCGCTTGGCGCTGCGATGCTCGGCCAGCATCTCGCGAGCGCCACGCTCGGCCAGCACGCGGACGGCCTCCGTCCCGCAAGACAGCAGGGCTTCGATGGCGTCCGTCTCAGGGTGATCGGCACACTGCTGCGCCGTGTCGCGAAGCAACGCCAAGACGGCATCGCGGCCGTCTGTATGCGCCTCGGCGTGAGTTGAGTGCATGTGGATCGACATCGCCATCAGCCACCCAGCACCAAGCCGCCGACGACTATCAGCGCGACGAGCGACAGAGCGAACAGCGGGCCGCCGATGATGACGGCGAGAATGTCGGCGCGGGTCATCGGTCGCGCTCCTTCTGCTGGAGCGCGTCGAGCGCGATGGCCTTAACCTCGATGAGCCGCGTCAGCGCGCTGTCGAAGTCCAGCACGCCGGGCCGCGTCACGATGCTGGCGATGGTTTGCAGCGCGTCAGTGTGCGGTGCAGGGCGGCGCGCGACTTGGCCGACGATGTAATCGGCCACGGCGTCGATGGGGTTAAAAGGCGCGCTCACAGCGCCGGCTCCGGGGCGCGGGCGCGTGGTGGGTGAGATGTGGCCGACATGCGTGCCTCCAAATGTCTGGAGGCACGTTAACCATAGCTTCTCAGTTTGTGAAGCTCAAAACATCACGTTTTGTGATTTTCTCAGTCGCCCTTCGGCGGCGCCAGCTTTGCGCCCATGCGGAGCCAGTCGGCCAGCGTGTCCTGATCCATCCGGCTGGCGATGTCGGCAGCAACGCGCATCTGCTCGGCCTTGGGATTATCTTCCGGGGCCATCAAGAGCGCGGACGGGGACACGCCATAAACCCCCGCCAGCTTTTCCAGATCGCTCAAATCCACGCCACGCTTTCCTGTTTCCCACTGAGATAGGGTATTCTGCCTAACTCCTAAAATGTTCGCAACATGTTCTAGGCTGAGCCCGCGCGCTTTCCTGTGGGCTCGGAGGTGGGTGTGTAGTTGCGTGTCCATGCGGGCATTGTGCGCCATCGTTCCGGTTTCGCCACGCCTTATCTGTGAACCTTCGCAAAATGTGATTGACGTTAACAATCACACTATGAGAAGTTAACGGCATGACGCTTCGCGACTGGATGGCCCGCGAGGGCCTGAGCCTCACCGACCTGGCGGCAAGCCTCAACCGCCCCGTGCCGACCGTGCACGCTTGGGTGCATGGCCACCGCACGCCCCGTGGCGATGCACTCCTAGACATCAAGCGCGTCACGGGCGGCGCCGTCACGGCAGACGCCTTGATCGCGCAGCGCGCGGCGGGAGCTTCCGCATGAGGCATCCCCCCTTCCGTGGCGGCCCCGCTGGCGGCGGCGACTATCTGACCAAGCCGGGCGCTGAGAAGCTGGCCGCGATGATCCGCCTCGCATGGGCGAAGGCCGGGCACGATGTGCCGGTGTTCGTCGTGGCGTCCGGCGCGGCGGTGCTGGAGAAGAACCAGTATTTCGTCGTCCAGATGCCCACCTTGCACAACGGGCTTCCGCGATGACGAACGACATGCACGCGGCCGAAGGCCCCGAGCCTGCGGCGTGCAGCGGGCAGCGCGTTTCCAACACCTTTACGGGTGCAGGGGCTAGAGAGCGCGCTGCCCGCATAGAGATGCACGCGGCCGAAGGCTCCGAGCCTACGGCGTGCAGCGGGCGGCGCGCTCACGACACCCTTTTAGGGTCCGTCGGGCGGAACGAGCGTGCCGCCCGCATAGAGATGGACGCGGCCGAGGGCTCCGGGCCTACGGCGTCCTGCGCGCGGCGGCTCCATACCTCTGCGGACGACGTAGAGCTTGGCTCCCCCGATGCTGACCGCGCGCCTTCACCCCCGAGCGGCAGCGGGGTCACGCCTGCCGCTTTCTCCCTGCAAACTCGCCCGGCGGTCAGCGATGGCCGCCGGGTTCTTTCTGGGGATCAGTTCGTCCGCATCGCCGCGCCGCTGCTGGCGGCAGGCGCCACATGGCGCGAGGTCGGCGAAGCGTGCGGCGTGTCGTCTCGCGCGGCCCAACATCGCGCGGCGCGCGTCGGGCTAGTCAGCCGAAACAGACCGGGCCGCCCGAACGGGTCGGTTAACTCGCCAGAGACGATGGCACGGATTGCGGAAACCCTGCGCCGTCGATGGCTGGAGGGGCGGCGGTGATTGCTGCTGTAGATCCCGGCCTCTCGGGCGCAATCGCGTGGCTGTCGGACGATGGCCACCTTATCGAAGTCCGCGATCTGCCGGTCGCCAAGGCCAACGGCAAATCCGAACTGATGCCCGCCGCGCTGGCCGAGATGCTGCGCGAACGCCCGGCGACGCACGCCTTTGTTGAGCGCGTCGCGTCCCGGCCAGGCGCAGGCGTCGCCAGCTCGTTCAACTTCGGCCGCAATTTCGGCCAGATCGAGGGCGTGCTGGCCGCGCTCGGCGTGCCGGTCACGCTGGTGACGCCGGCCAAGTGGAAGGCGGCGCTTCGTATCCCCGCTGACAAATCCGCCGCCCGCCTTCGCGCCGCGCAGCTTTGGCCTGGGCTGGCTGGGACGTTCGCGCGCGTGCGCGATGACGGTCGGGCGGAAGCGGCGCTGCTGGGGCTGTATGGCGCTCAGACGATGCGGGGCGGCGCATGAACGAAGAATGGCGCCCCGTTGTTGGGTTTGAGGGCTTCTATGAAGTCAGCAGCTTGGGCCGCATCCGATCCTTGGAGCGTGTCCACGTCATACCTTCGCGCGCCGGAAAGCAGTTTTTGCGCGTCTTTCCCGCGAGGCTGGTTAACCCGACGCGCTGCCACAAAAAGCAATATGTCGCGGTGAACCTGTGCGGTGGCGGCAAGCAACTGCGCCGGATGATGCAGGGGATTGTCGCAGAGGTATTTCACGGCCCGAAGCCTACTGCGACACACCAAGCGGCGCATTTGGACGGCGACGCACAGAACAACCGTGCCGATAACATCGCCTGGGTGACGCCGAAGGAAAACCAAGCGCACCGAAAAGCACACGGCACAAAGCTAGAAGGCGAGCGCCACCCGCGCGCGAAACTGACAGCAGAAAAGGTGCGCGAACTGCGGGCGGCAGCGGAAGCCGGGAATGTTGGAGCCAGAATACTAAGCCGCCGCTTCGGTATTCCGCCGAGCACTGTGCATCACATCATCAAGCGCGAAAACTGGCGGGGCATCGAAGCATGAACGGCTTTCAGATGCACGGAATTGAACATATTTCAGTTTCGAGCTTGAACACTTGGAAGTGGCAGCCGGCGCTGTGGGTCTGCGAGCGGCTATTCCGCCAACGCGGACCGGTTGGGGCCGCCGCACATCGTGGCACCGCCAGCGAAAGCGGCATTGCCCACGGGCTGCTTAACCCCACGGCGGCCGTCGAAGAATGCCAGCAAATCGCGCTCGCAGAGTTTGACCGGCTTACCGCTTTGAGCGGCGACCCCAAGCGTGCGAAGGAACGCGAAGCCGTGCCCGGCATAGTCGCCACCGGCCTCGCCGAATTGCGCCAGTAT